ACATCCGCGCCAGCGCCGATTTCGCCTGTCACTGCCCGATCCACTGGATCACCGGCCTATGACACTACTGATCCCAGGTCTACCAAGACCATGACGGATTCGCAGTGGATTGAAGCCGAAAGGGCACGCCAGCGTAAGAAGTGGGAAGCGCAAAACCGCTAACTTTTTTAAGGACTTTTTTTCATGTCTAATAGTATCCTAACCATTGATATGATCACCCGGAAGGCTCTCGAAATCCTCGAGAACAACCTGGTGCTCACCCGTAACGTAAACCGTCAGTACGACGATAGCTTTGCTGTTGAAGGCGCCAAGATCGGTTCTACTCTGCGTATTCGTCTGCCCGACCGCGCTTTGGTCACTGACGGTGCCGCCCTGCAAGTTCAGGACGACAACGAACAGTTCACCACTTTGTCTGTCGCCTCGCAAAAGCATATCGGCGTGAACTTCACTTCCGCTGAATTGACCATGCAGTTGGATGACTTCGCAGAGCGTGTGTTGAAGCCTCGTATCAGCCAGTTGGCCTCCAGCATTGACGCTGATGTTGCCAATGCGTACAAAACCATCGGTAACACTGTCGGCACTCCCGGCACGACTCCTTCAACTTCTTTGGTGCTGCTCCAAGCCCAGCAGAAGCTGAACGAAAACGCCGCTGTAATGTCGCCCCGCTATGCCACGGTTAACCCCGCTGCAAACGCTGGTTTGGTTGAAGGTATGAAGGGCTTGTTCAATCCTACCGACACCATCAGCAAGCAATTCCGCAACGGCATGATGGGCACTGGCGTGTTGGGCTTTGATGAAGTCAATATGTCTCAGTCGATCAAGCAACACACTTGCGGAAGCCGCGATGCAACTGCCGCCACCATTGTTGCCGCTTCGGTGACTACGGAAGGTTCTTCCACTTTGAGCTTGTCGCAAGCCTCTGTAACCACGACCATCAAGGCTGGCGACGTGTTTACCATTGGTAGCGTTTTTGCTGTTAACCCACAAACTCGTGAAACCACTGGTTCGCTGTTCCAGTTCGTAGCTTTGGCTGACGCCACCGCTGTGTCTGGCACTTGGACTGTGACTGTGGCTCCTATGTACTCCGCTGCTCACGCACTGGCTACCATGACCGCCCTGCCGCTAATCAACGCTGTTGTGACCTTTGTTGGCACCGCTTCTACTGCTTACGCACAGAACTTGGTCTACCACAAAGACGCCATCACGTTTGCTACTGCTGACTTGTTGCTGCCCCAAGGCGTTGACATGGCTGCTCGTGCGGTTCATAACGGTATCAGCTTGCGCGTTGTTCGTCAGTACGACATCAACAACGACCGTATGCCTTGCCGTATTGACGTACTGTATGGCTACAGCACCATTCGTCCACAGATGGCTTGCCGCATCTGGGGTTAATCAATTCTTTCTAAAGGATATTTATCATGGCTTTTCCTAATGGCGCAGGCGGTTACCAAGTTGGTGACGGCAATTTGACTGAAGCCCTACTGGGCGTACAAACCATCCCCACCACCTTGACTGCGGACACTACGTTGACCGCTGCTCAAGTGGCAGTTGGTTTGGTTGTTTGCAAAAAAGCATCGGATGCTACGTTGACTGTTACGCTGCCTACCGCAGCGTTGCTTGACGCAGCTATCACAAGTGCTAAAGTTGGTTCGTCTTTTGATCTGACTATTTGCAACAACAACGACTCCGGCACATCGTCTACCGTACCTGTTACAACTGGTACTGGTATTACGATCTTCGGGTCTGTTACCGTTCCACGTTTCGGTGCTTACACATACCGTTTTGTGAAAACTGGTGACGCTGCTTACTCGGCGTTTTTGAAGTAAATTTGGATGGGGCTTCGGCCCCGTTTTTTAAGGAATCAATATGCCAAATACCAAATCAATTGGTGTCGCTTTTGAAGACCAGCAACTTGACGGCGCGGTGATGGGTAAGTCAGGTGGTACTGCCGGATTTTTCGGTGCTACCCCTACTAACCAACTCGCGGCGCTCACTTCGCTGAACTTCTCGACTCTCACCACTGCAAGCGTCGGCGCTTTGACCACCGCTCAGATTTCTGCCCTGCAAACTAATGTCAATGGCATTATTTCTGGCTTGAAGTCTCTAGGGATCATGGCTTCGTCTTAAACGAAAGGGAAGGGGGCCACAAGCCCCCTTTTCAGTATGGAAATTTATCTCTCTCACCCTGTTCATGGCCGCAAAGTGGCGACTATGGAACTTGAAGCAGCCTATGACGAAACAAACGGCTGGACACGATATACTCTGGATACGCCCGAAGTCTCCGAGGCGGCTCCTGTCAACGCACTGGAAGTAAAGCGCCGTCGTAGAAACGAACCCGAAGGAGCCTAATCATGGCGACATACACCGCTGGCGATCAGATTAACCGAGCCCTTCGTTTGCTTGGCGTGTTGGCCGAAGGCGAAACTACTTCCGCGTCAGTGTCGCAAGACTCTCTAACGGCGCTCAATCAGATGATTGATAGCTGGAACACCGAGCGGCTGTCGGTGTTCAGCACCCAGGATCAGGTGTTTACTTGGCCTGCGGGCTTTATCAATCGCACTCTTGGCCCAACAGGCGACTTTGTGGGTAACCGCCCAATTTTGCTGGATGACGCAACATATTACCGCGACCCAGGCACCAACGTCAGTTTTGGCATAAAAATGATCAATCAGCAGCAATACGACGGTATTGCTGTTAAGACGGTTACGTCTACATACCCGCAAGTGCTGTTTATCAACATGACGTATCCTGATGTGGATATGTACATTTACCCCAAGCCCACACGGGACTTGGAGTGGCACTTTATCAGCGTTGAAGAGTTGACGCAGCCCGCCAACTTGGCAACCAACATCCTGTTCCCGCCTGGGTATCTGCGTGCCTTTACCTACAACTTGGCTTGCGAGATCGCGCCTGAGTTTGGCGTGGAGCCCAGCCCCCAAGTGCAGCGCATTGCTATGACCAGCAAACGCAACTTGAAGCGCATCAACAACCCTGATGATGTGATGTCGATGCCCTACGCCATTGTGGCGACTCGGCAGCGGTTTAACATCTACGCTGGAAATTACTGATGAAAACGCCGATTCTTGGATCGGCCTACGTTGCCCGCAGTATCAACGCTGCGGACAACCGCATGGTCAACCTGTTCCCCGAGGCCATTCCAGAAGGCGGCAAAGAGCCAGGCTTTTTGAACCGCGCCCCTGGCCTTGAGTTTTTACAGACCGTGGGCACCGGCCCAATCCGAGCGCTGTGGGCGCACCAGACCAACGGCAGCGACTTTTATGTTGTTTCTGGAAATGAAGTTTACAAACTGCCCAGCCTGACCGCTACGCCTCAGTTGCTGGGTACGCTCACCACTACCACCGGCCCGGTGTCCATTGCGGACAATGGCACGCAGATATTCTTTGCCACCAACCCTGACGGGTTTATCTACAACGAAACAACCGGCGCGTTTGGGCAAATTACTGATCCTGACTTTACCGGCGCAGGTACAGTTACCTATTTAGACGGGTACTTTGTTTACAACGAGCCCGATAGCCAAAAGATTTGGGTCACCCAATTGCTGGACGGCACTTCAATTGACCCGCTGGACTTTGCCAGCGCCGAAGGTTCGCCTGACGGTGTGGTAGGCGTTATCTCCGACCACCGAGAACTTTGGGTATTTGGCACCGACTCGGTAGAAGTCTGGTATGACGTTGGCGGCACTGATTTTCCTTTACAACGCATCCAAGGCGCGTTTAACGAAATTGGCTGTGTAGCTGCATTCTCAATCGCCAAGTTGGACAATGGCTTGTTTTGGCTAGGTACAGACGCCCGTGGGCAAGGTATTGTCTACCGCGCCAATGGGTATACCGGCGTTAGGATTTCTACTCATGCCATTGAGTACGCCATCGCCCAATACGGCAACATTGCGGACGCCATTGCGTACACATACCAGCAAGAGGGCCATGCTTTTTATGTGTTGACGTTCCCCACCGGCAACGCCACTTGGGTCTACGATGTATCTACCCAAGTTTGGCATGAACGGGCCGGATGGGACAACGGCGAGTTTATGCGGCACCGCAGCAATTGCCAATGCAACTTTGGCGGCAACATCATTGTTGGCGACTTTGAAAACGGCAACATTTATCGGTTTGATTTGGACGTGTACGCCGACAATGGCGGCGTCCAAAAGTGGCTGCGTTCATGGCGGGCGCTGCCGACCGGCCAAAACAATTTGAAGCGCACGGCGCACCACAGCTTGCAATTGGACTGCGAAACAGGTGTGGGACTTAACGACGGCCAAGGTAGCGATCCCCAAGTGATGTTGCGCTGGTCAGATGACGGCGGTCATACTTGGAGCAATGAACACTGGTCGCCGATTGGCAAAATTGGTGCGTACGGTCATCGAACTTTTTGGCGTCGGCTGGGCATGACGTTGAAGTTGCGCGACAGGGTTTATGAACTGTCAGGCACTGACCCCAACAAGATAGCCATCATGGGCGCGGAATTGATACTCAGCCCGACCAACGCATGACTTTTGCCAACGAAACCCAAATCACACCCCCGCGAGTGTCGTTGGTTGACGAGCGCACGGGCGCAGTCTCGCGTGAATGGTATCGTTGGTTTTACAGCCTGTACAACATCCTTGGCGCGGGCACGGGTGTTATTCCCGTTAACTCAGGCGGTACGGGCCTGGGTACAATCCCGATCAACGGCCAACTACTGATTGGTAACGGCACGGGCTACACGCTTAACACGCTCGGTTATGGAGTTGGCATTTCTGTTACCAACGGCGCGGGCACAATTGTTGTAGCCAATACGGGTGTGCTGTCCAATATTGCTGGCACGGGCATTTCGGTATCTGGCGCTACAGGTAATGTCACCATTGGCAATACCGGCGTCTTGTCCATCATTGCAGGCACCGGCATATCGGCGTCCAGCACCACGGGCAACGTCACGCTGTCAAATACAGGCGTTTTAAGCTGGTCTGGCGGCAGCACTGGCCTTACCCCCGCCACGGCCACTACAGGCGCGGTGACGCTGGGCGGGTTGCTTGCAATTGGCTATGGCGGCACAAATAGCACGGCCACGCCCACGGCGGGGGCAGTTGCCTACGGCACGGGCGCGGCGTACAACTTTACTTCGGCGGGCACCGTCGGCCAGTATTTGCAATCGACCGGCACCAGCGCCCCTACATGGTCAAGCATATCCAGCGGCGTTGGCTCTGCGGGCTACTACGGTTTGCTAATCAGCACTACCAACCAAGCCAATGGCGGGGCCACAGTTGCGAATGTTGTAGCATTAGATTCTTCGGCTGTGTTGTCCAATGGCGTGTCTGTTGTCAGCGGCAACCGCATTACATTTGCCAACGCCGGTCAATATCACATAATTAACGAGCTAGCGTATATAAATTCTACGGGCAGCAATCCTATCGTTAGCGTTTGGTTGGCTAAAAACGGTTCAAATATTGCTAACTCGGGTCAAGACCTTCAATTTGTTGGTGGGGCCAACAACGTTCAATTGTCAGTTTGCTCTTGGATTTTGGATATTGTTGCGGGCGACTACGTTCAAATTTATTGGTCATGCTCCGCGACTACCGTAAGTCTTGCATACCAAGCAGCGTTAACAAGTCCTACTCGCCCCGCCAGTCCTTCGGCGATTGTCAATGTGTTTTCTTTACCCCAGATCGGCATTGGCTATTACGGATTGACTTCGGCCACGTCAACCACGATTGGCACGGGCAGCAAAACATTTACAACCAACTTAAACGTCACCGGCACGGCCTTTGCCGTGGGCACGCGAGTTCGGGTGGCTTACACCACCACGCCAGCCAATTTTATGGAAGGCGTTATTACGGCATACAGCACCACGTCCATGACCGTTAATGTCGATTCGACAGGCGGCTCGGGCACTTACGCCGCATGGTCTATCTCGGTTGCAGGCATTCAGGGCAATTCTGGTCTTACAGTTAACACAACTACAGTCTCGGGCGGCACAACTGGCAATATTCTGTACGACAATGCGGGCACCGTCGGCGAACTTGCGCCCGCCGCGTTGACCAAGACCGACGATACCAACGTCACTATGACTTTGGGTGGCACGCCTACGACAGCGCTATTAAAAGCAGCGTCCATGACTTTGGGCTGGACAGGTCAGCTTGCCGTCAGCCGAGGCGGCACGGGCGTAGCTACGGCAACTGCCAATTATGTTTTTGCTGGCCCTACTTCCGGCGCGGCAGCAGCCCCGTCTTTTCGGGCGTTGACTAGCACGGACATACCTACGCTGTCTTACGTCAGTTCGGTAGGCGCAACTGCGCCGATTACGTCTACGGGCGGTTTGACACCAACTATTGGGGTAACTGCGGCTGCGCTGACCAAAACAGATGACACTAACGTCACGGCAACCCTGGGCGGTTCACCTACCACGGCGCTTTTGGCTGCTACATCTTTGACTCTGGGCTGGACAGGTCAGCTTGCCGTCAGCCGAGGCGGCACGGGCTTGAGCGCGGGCACGTCGGGCGGCGTACCTTATTTTTCATCAACATCCACAATAGCATCTTCGGCGCTGCTGACGCAGTACGGCGTTGTCTATGGCGGCGGGGCGGGCGCAGCGCCGGTCGCTACGGCAGCGGGCACAACCGGCCAAGTGTTGACGGCCACCACGGGCGGCGCGCCAACTTGGGCAAACCCAGCAACCAGCGGCACAGTCACCAGCGTATCGGTTGTATCGGCCAACGGCTTTGCCGGTACGGTGGCGACGGCCACCACCACGCCAGCCATTACCCTGACAACCACCATCACCGGCTTGCTCAAGGGCAACGGCACAGCCATTTCGGCTGCGGTGGCAAATACGGACTATGTGCCGCTGTCCACGGTCATAACCAAGACGGCTGACTACACCATCACCGGCACGGACACTTGGATCATCAACAACAAGACCGGCTCAGCCTTGACGCTGACGTTCCCTGCGGCCTCAAGCTGGACGGGCCGGTACATCACGGTCAAGAATATGCAGGCCCAGGCGGTCAACTCGGCGTCCAGCAATATTGTGCCAATTGACAGCACAACTGCTGGTACGGCTATCTTGCTTGGCGTGGTGGGAAATTGGGCGACAATGGTGTCAGACGGCACCAATTGGATTATTATGCAGGCTGCGTCTAACAACAACCTGCTTTTGGAATAGATACAGGAGCGTATTATGTCTTTATTTTCACTATTAGGTGGGGCTGCGGGATTTTTTCTTGGTGGGCCAGCAGGCGCAGCGGCGGGCGCAAGTATAGGTGGTGGGCTTGACCAGTCAAACGCCGCTACTGAAGCGGCTAATACTTCTGCTGCGGCCAATGACAGGGCGCTTGCGCTGCAACAGCGGATGTATGAGGAAAATGTTGCACGGCAAGCACCTTGGCTTCAAGCTGGACAAGGCGCGCTCAATAAACTAACGGCGGCGGTTGATTACAAGCCGTTTGGTATGGATCAATTCCAAGCAGACCCAGGTTACGCATTCCGTTTGGGTGAAGGCCAGAAAGCGCTTGAGCGTTCCGCAGCCGCTCGGGGCGGTTTGATTTCTGGCGGCGCTTTAAAGGCTGCAACTCGCTATGGGCAAGATGCGGCATCACAAGAATATATGAACGCATTTAATCGGTATGGTACTGAGCGCGACCGTATGTTGCAGCCATTACAAAGCCTCGCCGGTGTAGGTCAAACTACCGCAAATTATTTAGGCAACGCTGGTCAATCGTACGGCACAAGCGCGGGTAACTTGTACAGCGATACAGGCGTCAATCAAGGCAATGCACTTATGGCTGGTGCAGGCGCAAGGTCTTCTGCGTACGGCGCTGCTGCGCGACTGTTACCGCAAGTGAAATTTACTAATCCGTTTGCGTCTGATGTTTCTGGGTCATGGAATTCAGCAACAAGCACGTTTCAGTAAGGAATAACCATGGCACTTAATTTTGGACTTTTAGGCGACGCTGGCGCGCCAGCTATGGGCTATTTGCAAGGGCAACAGGATGTTGTTCGTAATCAATTAGCGCAGCAACAGATTCAAACTGGTCAATTAAATCAACAAAAAGCCCAAATGGAGATGGACGCTTTTAAGCGCCGCCAAGCGGGTCTTGACCAATTTATGCAAAAGGCAAAAGAATTAGGTGTCAATGGTGACCCTGAACAACTGACGCAAGCCTATTGGGAACACGCCACATCGACGGGCGACCCGCAAGAAATACAGGCGGCAATGATAGCGGTGCAAACTGCTAAAGAACGCAAGGCATACATGGCAAGCCAACCTGGTGCGGGCGGCGCTGTAGCTACACCTGTGCCTATGACGAATAATCTTGGTACTGCGCTGCCGCCAGCAGGCGCGCCGTCAATGCCTTTTAGCGCGGGGGCAGCCCCCGCTGCTGCGCCGCCGCAAGGTAATGCTCTTTCAAACAATAGACTATCTCAAATCGAAAATAGGTTAGTTGAATTGCGACAATTTCCTATTGCAGGCAAGCAAGAGCGCGATGATTTAATTAAAGAACGCACGGAATTAATGAAGCCTATAACAGGCGCAGCGGGCGGCTTTGTATACAACCAAGTCACCGGTAAGTTTGAACAGGCACCGGAAAAAATTAAAAAAACTGACCTTCAAGTAAATTACGAATACGCCAAAGATCAAGGGTTTACGGGGTCTATATTTGATTACGAAAGAAAACTTAAAGAAGCTGGCCGCGCACCGGCTGCGCCGCGTCCCGAGCAGCCGCCAGTTGCGGTCATTGATCCTGTAACTGGCAAACAAGTTTACGTTAGCCGTGAAGAAGCATTGCGCGGGCGCATGGCTCCTGCAACAGCGCTTGAAGGTTTGGCTCCGAAAGAAATTCAAAGCCGAGAGGCCAAATACCCACAAGCTACCTCGGCAGTCAAAACGTTTGAAACTAAAGCTGATTCGCTTGCAGCGGATATGGAAAAATTGGCAAACCATCCAGGGCTGTCCGGCATCTCCGGTCTTATTTATGGCCGCACGCCTGCGGTCACAAAAGAAGCCCGCGCTGCCCAAGCGCTGTACGACAGTATTGTGGCTCGTGGCGGTTTTGCGGAACTGCAAGCAATGCGCGCATCGTCGCCAACTGGCGGGGCGTTGGGTAACGTGTCCAATCAAGAAGGTCAATATTTGCGCGATGCGTTTGCGCCAATCAACCGCACGCAAGACACGGGCGATTTGAAAGCTGCTTTGACAAACGCTGCCAACGCGACCCGATCTTCCAAACAACGTGTGCGCGATGCGTATGACATGACTTACGAATACAAAACAGGTGGCGCTGCGGCTCCCGCTGCTGCACCGGCTGGCGGCGGTGAATGGAAGGTAGTCAAATAATGGCAACTCAAATCTATAAGGTGCGCGACCCTAGCGGTGCTATCCGCGAGATTGAAGGGCCAACAGGCGCGACTGACGACCAAGTAATTGCAAAAGCCAAAGAATTATTTGCCGCGCCCGCCCCTGCGCCTGTCTCCGCACCTGTTGAAGGTATGCCTACGGCTCCACGGCAAGAATTGACTACCGGCCAGAAAGTTTATCAAGCAGCGCGGCCTTATGTAGCCCCTACGCTAGAAGCCTTGGGCGCGGCAGGCGGTGCGGTTTTGGGTACGCCTATGGGGCCATTGGGCACGGTAGGCGGGGCTGGGCTGGGCTATGGCATCGCCAAGCAAGGAATGACCGCCGCTGACGTGGCTATGGGTATGCAGCCCGCGCCTCAAGGTTCTGAAATTATCACTCAACCACTCAAAAATGTCTTAGAAGGCGCAACAATGGAAACGGGCGGGCGGGTGGCCGCGCCGTTGCTTGGTAAAGCCGCAGGCGCTGTCATGGACTTGCGCCAAATGCCTCAGCAAAAAGCTGCTGAAATTGCCCGCAACGCGCTTGCCAGTGATTTACCTAGCGCCCTTAATGCGCTACGCAACGCCCCAGCAGGTACAACCGCTGCGCAAGCGACCGCAGGTATTACCAACCCCACTTGGCAAGCCTTAATTGAGCGTCGATTGGCTGCTGATCCTAAGTTTACGCTGACGCTCAAAAACATGAACGAGCAAGACGCCGTAAACGAATTGGCTAAATTGGCGGGCGGCGTTAGCGCAACGGACGTAAAGACCGCAGCGCTTGAAGCCAAGGGCAGGCTAGGCGCAGTCACCACACCGATGCGTGACACCGCGCTGGCGCGTGCCAATCTCGGTCAAGACGTGGCCGATTTAGAAGCCCGTGCGGGCAGCTTGAGCGATCAAGCGTTTTCCGCAGTGGCTGATGTGCGTCGTTTGGTCAATGCTGGAAACGTGGCCGAAGCAGCCGCGCGACTTGAGTTAATCAAAAAAGGTTTGCCGGTGGGCTTTACCAAGTACACCTACAAAGGCGACTTGGCCCGAATGGCTGATGAGTGGTCATCGCAAGCGGCCAATGCATCGTTGGACTTGGGCCAAGGCGCTCGACTGGCGCAAGGCGCTGCGGACAGTCTGCGCTCGGTAGGCATTAAACCCTTAAACGCGCCAGCGCTTGTAAGCAAAATACAAGGTTTGGCAACAGCGCCTGAGTTTGCTGGTAACGACATCATGTCTACGGCGGTAAAAAATGTTGCCGATGACATTGCCAAGTGGACAACCAGCGGCGGTTTGATAGACGCTGTGGCTTTGGACGCCATCCGCAAAAATTCGGTTAACGCCGCCATTCGTCAATTGAACCCTGGCGCGGACGCAACTACGCAACGTAACTTGGCGGCGTCAGTTATGACCAAACTCAAGCCTGTTATTGACGACGCAATTGTCAACGCAGGCGGCGTGGGGTACAAAGATTACTTGGCCGCATACGCCAAAGGTGCGCAACAAATTGCGGAAAAGAAATTGTCCGGCAAAGCGTTGGATTTGTTCAAGACCAATAAGGATGAGTTTGTTCGGCTGGTTGAAGGCAACTCGCCGGATACTGTTGAGAAAATTCTTGGCCCAGGCAGCTATAACATTGCCAAAGATGTGAGCGAGAACACGCTCAATGTGCTGCGCGATCAGGCTACCAAAGTTGTGCGCGAGGCCAACATCAAGACTCAAGTAGCTGAAGGCCAAGACGCGCTCAAGGAACTGCTAACCCAGCACTTATCCAAAGTGCGTTTGCCATCGTACATCACCGCCGTGGCCGCAACTACCAATAAGGCAATCCAAATTTTGGAGAACAAGATTGGAACCAAAACCATGCGGACATTGACCGAAGCATTTAAAACGCCGCAAGGCGCAGCCGATCTACTTAACACGCTACCCGCCAACGAGCGCAGCAAAGTGTTGCAATTGATCTCTGACCCATCTAAATGGGGTGGAGTTGTGCCCGGCGCGGTTAACGCATTGTCTCCAGACAATCAAAACGCACTGGCACAATAATGGATCAGCAAACAATCAACCTTATTTTGGGCGCGTGCATGGCCGTGGCCGGATGGTTCGCCCGCGAGTTGTGGACAGCGGTGCAAGAATTGAAAAACGATTTGTCCAAGCTGCCCACAATCTACGTTGTTCGTCAGGACTACAAGGACGATATGCGAGAGGTCAAGGAGATGTTAAGCAAGATTTTCGACCGGCTGGAAAACAAAGCAGACAAATGATTAATGCGTGGCGTCATACTCTTTTTGGCGCTGGTCACGGTATCGGTCGCCCAGGACAAGCTGATCCTCAGTACGGAACCGCCGCCGCCAATCAGGAAGCCACCCAAACCCAAACAGCCAAGCTGCGCGGTGCAGGAGTTGTATGCCATAGCCTGGTCAACGCACGACCCAGCAGAGCGCCACAAGGCCATGCTGGCGTGGCTGGACAAGTCAGCGTGCAGCGCGGACGATTACACTGCTATTTGGAACGCCCTATCTGAGTGGGCTGGCACTGCTGATAGCCCCGCCTTGCGGGCCAAGATCATGGAGAAAGCAAAATGAACGAGTCATGGTTAGCACGCAACATCCAGCCGGTGACGGTTGTGTTCCTGCTGTTCTCTTACTTCTTCTTTGCGCTGCTGTCCGTCTTTGAGATGGAAACCCGTGGGGCGTACGTTGACTTGTTAGGCCAAGCAATGATTATTGTGATTACCGCCATCTTTGCCGGTAAGACCGCCGAACGCATCGTAGACATCCGAACCAACAAAGGAGCGCCAGATGGCCCTTGATCCTGTATCCGCACTGTTAGACATTGGCGGCAAAGTCCTAGATAGGGTTTTCCCTGACCCAGCGCAGCAGGCCGCTGCCAAACTGGAATTGCTGAAACTCCAACAGAACGGCGAGTTGGCCCAGCTTGCGGGCCAGATGGACATCAACAAGATTGAAGCGGCCAGCAGCAGCGTCTTTGTCTCCGGCTGGCGTCCAGCGATTGGCTGGGTGTGCGGCGCTGGCTTTGCCGTCCAATTCGTCGTCGGCCCGCTGGCCGAGTGGGGCTCGGCCTTGGCCGGTCACCCTGTCAAGTTCCCGCAGATGGACACGGGCACCATGATGCCGCTGCTGCTGGGTATGCTTGGCCTGGGCGGTATGCGCACCGCTGAGAAGATTCAAGGCGTGGCTGCAAAATGACACCTAATTTCACGTTGGCAGAATTAACTGTCACCGATCACCGAGAATTTAAAAATGAACCTAACCCTAGTGAAGTTGCAAATCTCCAGCGCTTGGCTGGCTTGCTGGAACAAGTTAAAGTCGCTATTGGCGGCAAGCCGGTCATGGTTAACAGCGCGTTTCGGAGCAAGCAAGTAAATGACGCAGTGGGCTCTAAAGACACTAGCCAGCATCGGGTCGGCTGCGCTGCTGATATTCGTGTACCCGGCATGGCCCCCGACGCTGTAGTCAAGGCGGTCATTGCGGCCAAGCTGCCGTTTGACCAGCTAATTCGTGAGTTCGACCGCTGGACGCACATCTCGGTGCCAAATGACCCCAAGGGCAAGCCTCGGGGCCAGGTGCTAATCATCGACAGTAAGGGCACTCGCCCGTACTAACTGCATGGCGTCCTTCAGGTCGCCGCGCAGTTGCTCAATGGCGTCCTGTTGGGCTTGCATTCGTAAGTACGCGTCCAAAGCGAATTTCGCTAAGGTTTCGTGGTTCCATGCGGCGAAGTTCGGTAGGTCTTGCATTTTTTGATCTAGGTTTAGGACAATCTTCTGGCGGGATTACCGCGCACCATACAGCTTGCGGCGGCAATTGCTGTTTGGCCTCTAGCCATCTATCTATATAAGTATCAGGCATATTTTGCAGCGCGGCATAAATTGTGTCGTGTTTCTTTTCTAACCGTTCGGCTATTTCTTTTGCTGTCAGGCCATCTTGGTACTGGTGCAATAGCTGCCTAATTTTTGGGTGGCTTGGTTTCATACGCCCCGCCGTTTGATATTTAAGTGATCACTCGCGCCAGGGCGCGGCGTTTCCATGCGGGGCGGTTGGTACACGGGTCTTTCCCAAATACTAAACGTTGGCGGCAATGCTTCATGTTTTTTACGTTCTCTTGCTGTCCAAGGTTCAGTAAGATTTAAATCTTTGCGATGCGTTGCATTATTGTTTAACGAAACAAATGTCATGTATTCTCCAATGGTGCTGTACAAGTGTGAATGTTCCATGTGCGTTTGCCACATAGAGGACATAAGTTTTTCTTTAAACTAGCTAATGCTGCTTTCTTACCATCGTAGTAGCCTGATTGGTATGCAATCAGCAGCGCATTGCCATCGTCTTTGTAGACCTGTGTATCGTCATCTTCATCCATTGTTCTTATCCTTTAGCTTTGCTTCAAAGTTTTTCCACGTTTGTGTTGCGCTTGTTGTCCAGCATTCAGCCGCTTCTTGCGCAGTCAGCCCTACCCATGTGCGCTGTGGTGAGATGGTGTAAAGGTGCCCTGTGTATTTTTCAGGCACAGCATATTCCACAAGTACGCCATCAATTACCAACGCCACAGGCTCCTGCGCTGGTTGTGCCAAGGCTTCTTTGTGGAATTCGTTGCCCCCACAATTTGCACACGCAAGATAGTCAAGGTCAGCTTCAGACAGTGCTGATGTAAATTCCTGCGCTCCGCATTCGTTACAAGCCCACGCCCAATTAGAGTCTTGCGCTGGCTGCGCCAACTTGTCTTGCCATTCGCTTGGGTGCAGCTTAGGCACATAGCCATAACGCTCACTAACTTTTTTATTTTCTGCTTCAATAAATTTTTGTGCTGCCCTTCTGCCATCGGGTTCATGGTCTACCAAATTAACTTCGTCTATTGTCTTGGCAATTGCCGCTTTCTTTTTGCTTTGGTATCCTGTCATGCTTGTTCTCCTCTGGCCCTGATTGCTGCTTCAATTTCCTGACATTTATCTAGCGCCCAATCATCTGGTTCAGTAGCGTTACCTATATCTCTGGCGATCTTGGCGCATTGTTTGCGTTCGTCAGCACGGGCTGCTGCTTCTACCAAGGCGGCGAATTTACAAAGGCTTTTATTTTTGCCATCAAATCCGACAAACCCAGCCTTTCGCGCCATGAGAGTAATTTCATCTACGTTCATGGCTTCCCCCAAATAATCAGATATGTAATCCATAAACCAAGCACCACCGTAAGCAAGGTTATCAATCCCTTGAATGTGTGGGCGAGATCGTCTATCGGGTCATCTATCTGTGCGTCTTTAAACCCGTTGGTGTAGGCATCATTGATTTCTTTGATGCGCTGCTTGCGCACAGGGCAGTCTTTACCTTGTTCGCATTGACCATTTGCGTTACAGCAGTTCATAGTAATGCATCCTCGTAGTTATCGGGATTAACAGGTATTTTCTTGTAGGGCTTGTCAGGTAGTGGCGTAGTGGGAAAGGGCCATGTTTTCATTTGGCAAGCTCCTTTAGCATTGCGTCTGCGTCTATGTATGCAAGTTTTGCTCTTTGCTCAGGTGTAACTAATCCAGCATCGTGCATATCTCTTGCCGCAAAACCTTGCAATACCAGCCCAGCAAAGTGGTCACGCAAGGTCATGTCCCTTGCAAAGCCGCCTGTCTTGATGTGCCAGTCGGTATAGTCTTTTGCAATTTCAATGTTCATTTGTATTCCTTCAAGCGCGTATTCAAACGCTCTATACGGGTTAGATTGAGGTCAAGCACAGCCTGGGCATACTCAACCGCACCTTCAGCTTCAAGCCGATCAAGATGTGCCTGTGCAAGTTCTTTGGCAATCACTTCTGCTGGCGTCAGGTCACGCCAGTAGTCCTTCAAAAACTTAAAAAATTTCATGGTAATTTAGCCTCTTTTAGTAGTTCAAGTCTCTCCCGCGCAACGCGCAGGGTGTTGTACCGCTGGTGCAAACGCTCCAGCATGGATACTCTTTTGAGCGTGTTGCGCTCGTTGTTCAGCATACTCAGCACTTCCTCTTCAGTCAGTGTGGGCAGACGATCATTTAGACTTCGCCAAGTGTTTTTCAATTCGTGTCTCCAGTTTGGTAATCAGATTGACGCAACGGTCATACGCCCGATAGGTGGCGTTCAACTGGCGCGTGCGAGCTTTGAGTTCGGCCTTGGCCGCTTTGAGTTGTGCTTTCAATTTGTCTAACATAATTCCTCCATTGCAATATCAGAAATAGCGCGCTTGTCGTGTAGCGCGGCCCAGATGCGTTCGTCCACCGTCTTGTTGGTCAGCATTACGTAGCACCACACGTCATGCCGCTGGCCGCTACGATGCAAGCGCCCGATGGTTTGTTCATACAACTCAAGCGACCAGGGCAAGGACAAGAAAACGATCCGGCACCCGCCATACTGGAGGTTGAGCCCGTGGCCTGCTGACTTGGGGTGGACAAGCAGTAACTCAATGGTGCCTGCGTTCCATCGTTCAATGGCCCGGTCGTCGTCAAGTGTCTGAGCATGGGGGTAACGCCGCTTGAGTTCGGCCAGTTCCTCTTGATAGTTGTAAACAATAAGCGTGTTAGCACGTTGGTTCTCCTCCAGTAACTCATGCAGCCGGTCAAACTTGGCCGTGTCAAACCACACGGGCGTTTGCACCGTCACCCACTTGCCAGGTATCTCCGAGGGCGTCTGGACGGTGTGGTACACAAACCCGCTGGCAAGCTGCTGCAACTTGCCGGTCACCACGGCGGCGTTAATGGCCGTGATGTCTTGCAGCTTGAAGTCTTTTTTCATGGTGTCGTACGGCTTGCGGTCGTTCAAATTGCAACGCACTACTACCGTATGAAGCGGAGGCAATCTGTCGCTATACTCACCCGCGTCCAAGACGAAAGTGGCAGGCTTAATCACGGACATGACCTTCTCAAGACTGCCCTTACGGGGCATCCACTCGCCAAAGTCGGGGTTGATCAGCACGAAATACTGCTGCATGAAAGCGCCCTTGCTGCGGCCCAACAGGCTCTGGTCAACGATCTTGCATTGGCCGAACACATCTTCCAAGCCATTGCTGGTGAACGAGCCGGTCAGCCCCCAGCGAATCTTGATGGGCGCAAGGAATTTCAGCAAGTCTTTAAAGCGCTTGCCGCTGGGGTTCTTGAGGCGGGTCAGTTCGTCGAACACCACGGCGTCAAAGGTGCCCGTGGGCAGGTTCTCGTAGTTGGTCACCACCACCTGGGCGTTGGACGCCAGCGCAGCAGCCCGCTGCTTGGGCGTGCCCACGGCGACGGCCAACGTCACGTCGGGTGCCCACTTGGGCTGCTCGACCGGCCAGACGTCGGTGGCGACCCGCTTGGGGGCCAGCACGAGGAAGCGGCGGGCGTGCCCATCTTTCAGCATGGCCTGCATGGCCGTGAGCGTGATGGCTGTCTTACCCGCGCCCACAGGGGCGAGGATCATCGCCCTGTCGCGCTCGTACAGGAAGTCAGCCGCCTGCTCTTGGTAGGGCCGCAAATTCATCGACTTGTTCCTTTGTCCATATACACATATACCTTTGATTGAGCCGCGCCATGTCTGCGGCGAACAGCTTTTGCAACTCTGATAACCTACCGCCCTTGGTCTTGAGTTCCACAAACCAAGTGCTGCCGTCAGGCAGGCAAGCTATCCTGTCCGCTACGCCCTTGCGCCCTGGGGACGTGAACTTGTAGGTCTTACCCCCAAGCCGTTCCACCGCCCAGACAAAATGATTTTCGACATCTTTTTCTTTCATGTCAAGAAGTTTAGCACAAAAAGTTGTGATATAGTCGTGGCTCACAAACACTAAAGGACTCTAAATGCAACACTCCAGTATCGTCGGCGGTAGCACCGCCAAGAGGGTAATCAACTGCCCTGGCTCCGTGGCCTTAGTCGCCAAGATGCCGCCCAAACCCTCAAGCAAGTACGCTGACGAGGGCACGCTCCTACACAACGTCATCGCTGAGATTGTGATGTCCGGCCAACCGCCAGAGCATTACCTTGGCACCGTGTACGAAGGCCAGACACTAACCCAAGAACTGATCGACAACAAGTTAAAGCCCGCGCTGGCCGCGCTGGACGAGATCGACCCCAAGCAGGAGATGGAAATTGAGGCCGAGACAAGCGTTAATTTCGGCGATCTACTGCCTGGTGTGTTTGGTTCAACTGATCTTATCGGTCGCATTGGCACTCGTGCTGTTGTGCTGGATTGGAAATTTGGCGATGGTGTGGCTGTTGAAGTCGAAGAGAACATGCAATTGATGTTCTACGCAGCAGCGGCCATGCGTACACCGCAAGCGCAGTGGGCCTTTGAAGGCGTGACCGAGATTGAGATGGTCATTGTGCAGCCGCCAGCAGTTAAGCGTTGGGTGACCACACCAGCGCGCATCGCTGAGTTTGAATTGCAGTTGGTGCAGGCCGTCAAAATGAGCGAGAAGAAAACCGCCCCTCTGCGCTCTGGCGATCACTGCCGCTGGTGCGCTGCCAAGCCGGTATGCCCACAGATGACCGGCGCAGTCGAGCGCGCCTTGCAGACTACCATTGACGCGCTTGACCCGCCGACCATTGCCACCTATCTCAAAAACGCTGATATGCTGGAGCAGTGGATTACTGATCTGCGGGCCTTGGCGCTCCAGTTGCTGGAGTCTGGGGCCAAGCTGCCTGATTACAAACTGGTCGCCAAGCGTGCGATCCGTTCATGGACTGACGAAGACAAGGCCAAGGTCGCCCTGTTTGCGTTCGGTTTAACAGAATCTGAGGTGTTGGAGACTTCCGTGATCTCTCCGGCCAAAGCTGAGAAGGCGCTCAAAAAGCGCAAGCAGGCTTTGCCGGACGATTTGGTGGTCGCCATCTCTTCAGGTAACACCTTGGCAAGCGCGGATGACCCGCGCCCCGAGGTGATGCTCTTGGGTAAGCAATTAACCGCTGCCCTTTCTAAACTTCAATAAGGACTATCATGTCAAATCTAGTAGCGTTTTCCCAAGCGGGCTTGCCCGCAGTTTCCACCCTCGCATCTTCCCTGCGGGCTATCCAATCCGATGTCGGCCCAGCCGGTACGGTCATCCTGAAAATGGACAAGACCGGCCATTGGGTGTTTGGTGCAGACCAAACCGAAATCGAAGAGGACAGCACCTGGGCGGTCAACCCTTTCTCTTTTGTCCACGGCTTTATCGCTTGGGGCGATGGCGAAGTGTTGGGCGAGAAGATGGTGCCCGTGTCCCAACCCCTGCCGGAGTTGGACGTTGCGCCCTTAGCAGCCAAAAAGGGCTGGGAGACTCAGGTGGGTATGAGTCTGAAGTGTCTGTCTGGCGAAGACAAGGGCATGGAAGCGCGCTTTACGACCACTTCGGTGGGCGGCAAGCGCAGCGTCCAAACCTTGGCCGTGGCCTTGGCAGATCAGGTCGATAAAGACCAAACCAAACCAGTGCCGGTCGTGCGCCTCAAAAAGGAGCATTACCAGCACAAGTCGTATGGCCGGATTTTTACGCCGGTCTTCGAGGTGGTGGAATGGTTGACTTTGGAAGGCGAAGCTGAACCCGCCAAGGTGGAAGAAGCACCAGCCCCAAGTCGTCGTCGTCGCGTAGCGGCCTGATGACTCTCTGGGTTGACTTTGAGACCCGTAGCGCCTGCGACCTAAAAGTCGCGGGCGTTTACAACTACGCCCAGCACGGCACGACCGAAGTGCTGTGTATGTCCTACGCCTTCGATGATGAAGACGTACAGACTTGGTTGCCCGAGCAGCCGTTCCCCAAACAGGTCGCAGACCATAAGGGCTTGATCTACGCCCACAATGCCGCCTTTGAGCGCTTAATTTTTTGGTACGTGTTGCAGATCGACTTTGCCCTTGAGCAGTTCGTCTGTACCGCAGCGCAGGCCCGCGCCAATTGCGCGCCTGGTTCCCTTGAGGACGTTGGCCGGTTCGCTGGCGCGTCCATGAAAAAAGATCACCGTGGTGCCCAGCTAATTCGCAAAATGAGCGTGCCGCCTTACGAGGAGTCGCCCGAGTTGACCGCCGAGATGGTGGCCTACTGTGAGCAGGACGTGCGGGCCATGCGCGCTATCAGCAAGGCCATGCGGCCACTGTCAGCCCAAGAGTTGGCAGACTATCATGTCAACGAGCGTATCAACGACCGTGGCGTGCTGGTCGATGTGCCTCTGTGCCAAGCTGCGGTCAAGTACGCCAGCGCTGAGTTGGCCGAGATTCAAGAGATCGTCGCCGAGGTTACGGGCGGTGAGATTACCAGCGTGCGCTCCCCTAAGATGCGCGATTGGGTGCTGGCCCGTGTCGGCCCGCAGGCCAAGAAGCTGATGGAGAAGGATGGAAAATACTCTATTGACAAAACCGTCAGGGCTAACTTGCTACTGATGGACAACTTCGACGAGGTGCCTTATGACGTTCAAGAAGTTATCCAATGCGCCGACGACCTTTGGGCGTCCTCGGTTGCGAAGTTCAGCCGCCTTGCACAGCTATCAGATGAAGAAGATGGCCGAGTACGAGGTGCGTTTGTCTTTGCAGGCGGCAGCGCTACTGGACGCGCTTCGTCGTATGGGGCCCAAGTTCACAACTTTACCCGTAAGTGCGCTCAGGAACCCGAAGCCGTACGAAATAGTATGGTCAGAGGACATGCCATTGTCCCCAAGTACGGCAAGCGAGTCACCGATGTCCTCAAAGGAATGCTCCGGCCCGCCCTTGTACCTAGTAAGGGTAAACACCTAGTCGTCGCTGATTGGTCGGCCATTGAAGCTAGGGTAAACCCTTGGTTGTCCGGCAAGGGCGACGAGAAGCTGGCGATCTTTGCATCCGGCGAAGACGTGTACAAGGTCAACGCCTCGGCGACGTTTGGCGTGTCAGTCGCTGCGGTGACCAAAGACCAGCGCCAGATCGGCAAGGTGCAGGAGTTAGCCTGCGGCTTTGCCGGTGGCGTCGGTGCCTTTGCAGCGATGGGTCGGGCCTACGGCATCTTGCTGCCTGAGTCAGACGCTAAACGCATGGTTGATGCGTGGCGTAGGGCAAACCCTTGGTCTGTTCCGTACTGGCAAGACCTAGAATCAGCGTACACCCGAGCGATGCGAAACAAAGGCAAAGAGTTCAGCGCCGGTCGGGTGACTTACCTGTTCGACGGCCTGCACCTGTGGTATGTGCTGCCTTCTGGCCGCATCCTGTGCTACCCCTACGCCCGATTGGAATCCGAAGGTGTGACTTACGCCAAAGCCTCATGGAAACCCGCCGCTGATGCCAAGGAGTGGCCCCGCGCCCGTTTGTGGAAGGGGCTGGCCTGCGAGAACATCACCCAGGCCGTGGCTAATGACTTGCTGCGCCATTCATGTCGTCAATTGGACGCTGAAAAATATGAAATTATACTCACTGTACATGATGAAATTGTGATCGAAACCGCAACGCCCGACCCCGAGGCGCTGCGCTTGGTCATGTGTACCCCGCCCGAATGGGCTAAGGGTTTACCCCTAGACGCTGAAGTCTCAATTATGGAGCGATACGGAAAATGAAACATGTAATAGGACTATCTGGCGGCAAAGATTCGACCGCCCTTGCGCTGCGCTTGATGGAAGTCGAACCCCGCGAATACGAATTGATCTGCAACGCTACCGGCAACGAATTGCCTGAGATGCTAGAACATTGGGCCAAGCTGGAACAGATGCTGGGCTTGCCCATCAAGAAAGTTGGTCATTCGACTGACCTGTACGGCTTGATCGAAGAGCAGCAGATGCTGCCCAATTTCAGAGCGCGTTGGTGCACGCGCATTTTGAAGATTGAGCCGACCATCAAATATTTTGAAGACTTGCCCGATGGGTCGGTGCTGTATGTTGGCCTGCGCGCAGACGAAGAGGCGCGGCGCGGCATCTACGGCGAAGATATGAAGATTCGTTTCCCCATGCGGGAGTGGGGCTGGAAAGAGGAGGACGTTTGGAAGTATCTGGCCCAGCGCGGCGTTACCATCCCCCGTCGCACCGATTGCGCCGTGTGCCCTTACCAGCGGCTGGGCGAGTGGCGCGATCTGTGGCGCGATTATCCCGAAGAGTTTGCGCATGGCGTAGCCGTGGAAGAGAAGCTGGGTCATACGTTTAGGTCGCCCCAGCGCGACACTTGGCCCGCTGCGCTCAAAGACTTGGCAGTTGAGTTTGCCAGTGGTCGAAAAATCCGTGGTGATGGGAAAGTCCCGACTTGCCGTGTTTGTTCGTTGTAAGGATTACAAGATGAATTTTCTCCATTATCTCGAAAACATTGCGCCCGAGGGCGAAGTTATTTTGTTCGTGCGGCAAAAGCCCATCCTTAAGGACGGTGAAACCCAATACCATGCCGATGGTGCAATCAAATGCGCTTGGCCTGCGTTCCTGCCCAAGAAGTGGAAGCCCGACCAAGCGTGGTACTGCAACACCGGCTGCTTCATCATCGACCGATTCGACGAGGGCAAGCCCGCAGCCAAGGCCGATGCCTGTGAGCGGGTGGCGTTCTTGGTGCTGGATGACGTGGGCACCAAGGCCAAGGTGCCACCCATCAAGCCGACGTGGATCATGGAGACATCACCCAACAACTACCAATACGGCTACACCTTCGCGCTGGACGACCAGCCCATGAAGGGCGAATTCAGCGCGGCCATTGTCGCCATTGCAGAAGCAGGCTACACCGACGGCGGCGCGATCAACCCCGTGCGTAACTTTAGACTGCCTGGTTCGATCAACCTCAAGCCTGGGCGTGATCGCTTTGCGTCTTCTTTGGTTGAGTTTCACCCAGAGCGGGAATTTTCGTTGGCCGAGATATGCACCGCTTTGGGCGTGGTGCCCAATCCAGCCGACACCGCCACCGTGCGCCCGATCCGGCTCACAGACGACGGCGGCGACGACGTGCTGGCGTGGACGGCAGCGCGTGGTGACTTGCTGGAGAAAGGCAACAGCAGCGGCTGGTGGGGCGTCGTTTGCCCCAACAGCGGCGAGCATAGCGACGGCAACCCGATGGGCCGGTATCACCCCGTAAACCGCGCCTATTGCTGCCTGCATGAGCATTGCGCCCATCTTGATAGCGTGGCCTACCTTGCGTGGGTGGAAGAGCAGGGCGGGCCTAAGCGCTCGCATGGCCTGCGCGACGAGTTGCTGGCCGCAGTGATGGAAAACACCCTTGCCAAGTTGACCCCGACAGTTGAATACCCCGACGACGCCGCGACAGTCATTGCCGAGGTGGAACATCGTGAATTGGGCCGTGTGGAGATGTCCGGCTGGTTTGAGCGGTTTGCGTATATACAGAACGACGACGCCTACTTTGATATGCAAGACCGGCGCGAAGTAATGCGTAAGACCTTCAACGCCCTGTTCCGGCATATCAACTGCAAGTCGCGCCACGGCAAGCACCCCAAGATCGAGGCGTCCAATTCCTTTGACGAGTACCGCCAAGACAAAGGTGCAAGGGCGCTCGTAGGTATCACCTACGCCGCAGGCGAGTCGGTGCTGGTGGCGCGTGAGGGCTTGGTGTACGGCAACCGCTGGCGCGACGCTCGCCCCGAGCCGGTGGCCGGTGACGTGTCTGCGTGGCTGCGCCATGTCGAGCGCATGGTGCCGATTGAATTCGAGCGCGAGCATTTGCTCAACGCCTTGGCGCATAAGGTGCAATTCCCCAGCCACAAGATCAACCATGCAATTTTGCTGGGCGGCAATCATGGGTCAGGGAAAGATACCCTGTTTGCCCCGTTCTTTTGGGCCATTGGCGGCAAGGCCAAGGCAAATTGCTCCTTGGTCAAGAATGAAGACCTCAATTCGCAGTGGGGCTATGCCCTTGAGTGCGAAGTGATGGAGATTGCCGAGTTGCGCCAAGCAGAGGCCAAAGACCGCAGAGCGCTGGAGAACACCCTCAAGCCCATCATTGCAGCGCCGCCTGAGTTGCTCATGGTCAACCGCAAGGGCTTGCACCCATACTATGCCCTGAATCGCGTGTTCGTGGTGGCGTTTTCCAATGAGCGCGTGGCGATCTCCCTGCCATCAGAAGATCGTCGCTGGTTTGTTTTATGGTCTGAAGCAGGCAAGCTGCCCGAAGCAGAGGCGGTCGCCCTTTGGAATTGGTACGAAAATCGTGGCGGCTTTGCAGCAGTGGCCGCTTACCTGCACTCGCGTGACGTGTCGGCTTGGAATCCCAACGCAGCGCCGCCGATGACTGAGGCCAAAGCCATCATGGTCGAGCACGGCATGAGCGGCGCTGAGTCGTTCTTGGTTAACCTGATCAAAGCCCGCCAGCGCGCATTCTCCAGTGGCGTGGTCGGCGCGCCCTTCTACGCTATCTGCGATGAATTGCAGCTATACGCGCCAGCAGGGATCAAGATCGTCCCCCCTGCCCTTATGCACGCGCTGAAGGAAGCGGGCTGGGTGGATATGGGCCGCTTGGCCTCGCGTGAGTATCAGACCAAAAAGCATATTTTCTGCGCGCCTGAGCTTGCCAAAAGCAATAAATCCGACCTGCGCAGGGCCATAGAAAAAGCCCCCGAAGGGGCTTAGTCTAGGTCGAACAGGATCGCCAGGATCGCGGCCACCAGGGCCGCAGCGATTATGAGCATTCGAGCGCCCGCCTTGCGGCGGCGCGTGTCGCTTCGTTGTCGTCGTCCAGCAGGGCGCGCAGCACGTCCTCTAAATGGTTTATGCGCGCGATGTAATGCGCCTCTTCAAAATTTTCGTCGTTCATAAGTACTCCAATAGGATAGCGGCCAAGATCAGGCCAATTGAGACAGCCAGCAGCATATCGGCCCAAGGGCGCGCCACTGGTTCGGGTTTGTAGTGCTGTCTCATGCTTCGACCTCCATTGAATCGACGCCCTGAGGTACGCTCACGCGGTCGCTGAGTCCCTCATAAAATCCGGCCAGGTTCGCGTCTCCATAGGGTGCTGCGCCAGCCTTAAAAAGGCGCCGGTTCGAGTTAAGCGCATAATACTGGCTCACGTACTCCGCAGGGCTCATATTGGCCCCCATGGCCGGATACAGGCGGCCAGTGCCGCCCTTTGGCCGCACCGGCTTATGCTTGCCGGTAATCTTAGCGGCCAGAGCTTGCACGGCCATAACGCGCTCGAGTGACGCGAGTTTATAGGTGGTGGTTTCAATTTTCAGGTTTAGCATACTTTAGCTCCAGGTTTATAGCGTTTTCAATTTTGCGTTGGTTATAGCCGTCGGCGAGCTTATCGGCCAGCATGGCCGCATCGATGGCTTCAGGCGTGGGCGGTGGCGTGTCAGCAACTTGCTTGATGTCGCCGATGTTGGCGTGCGGGCGTAAATGCCGCGCAAGCGCAATAGCGTCGTTTTTGTCTTTTGCGGCCACTAAAATCGTGGGATGGCAAAAGCCCTTAGCGCCGCGAAAACACGGCAAAGCGATTAGGTATTTGATCATGCTATCCCCTTGGTTTTGGGTTGTTGCAGCGGCACAGCCATCCACGTCCGAGTATTTTGTAGGTAAGATGCCCGCAGGCACATTTCTGATGTTTTCATGCTGTCACCTCCAACATAGATAGGCCGCTCACTCGATAGCACGCGCCATCGCTGCGCTGCACGTCGATGGTGCCAGCGCGCCGAATAGCAAGGATTAGCACGCGCTCCATGCGCCCGTACAGGCTGATATGGATATATTGGCCTGCTTTCATTTTGCGACCTCATCGGCGCGGTTCGCCACATATTGCACAGCAGCATCGACCACCGGCACGCCAGTATGATAAAAATGCAGCGCTGAAGGCCATTCAATCCGGCCAGCGTGCGCCGGTTCGGCTGTGATCACGGCATCGTTAAATTCGGCCAAGTAGCGCGCTTGGCGTTGGGCTTTGGTTTCACCATAATTTAGCATAATTTACTCCAATGTATAAAGGCCAGGATTAGCCCGCAAGCGGCCGTCGCTGGCCGCTTGCAGATAACCCTACGCTGCCAAGCGCAGATTGATAACCCGATGGCGCGTGCCGTGGGCAGGGAACGCCACAATGGCCGTGCGCTGGCGTTGGCATAGTTGACAGGTGGCGCAGCTCACATCGTCGCGCTGCGTCGCGGGGCAGATAACAACCGACCGGCCCGCTGGCGTTTTTGTGTTTTCTGTGGTAGTGCTAGGCACGACGACGACGACAGGCCCGCATTCAGTATCGGCCAGCGCATCGGCATCGGCGAGATTATTGGCGCTCAAATTGACAGTGAAACCCCATGCATTGGCGTGCTTGATCCATGCCAAGCTTGTAGCATCGCGATGGTGCGAATAGGTAAAGCCTCGGCGGCCAACATTGGCCGCGACCAATTGGCCCAATTTGACGGCATCGATTGTGCCGCCCACTTGGGGTAGATCGCCAGCTTGATTGTGCCGCCACAATTGGCCTTCGGGCAGCGCTGCGATGGCTTGGGTGAACTGGCCCCAATCTGTGCCGCGAGTGCCATTGGAGACAGCGGCCCAATGTAGCGCCAATGGCCCGCTGGCCGCATAGCACTCTGCGCGCATCGCGCAGTCTGTGGGGCAACTGTCGCGCTCTGTGGTGCTAACGGGTATCGGACCGGTTTTTACATTGGCCGATTTTAAGGTTAAGTGTACTTGCATGGTGTGCCTTTTACTGTAGTTTATGAACAAGGGCCGAAGCCCTTGGATGGTTTGAATTACGCGATGAATTCAGGGTTGTTTACGACGCCATACGCTAGCGCGATGGCCATAATTTCATCTTGCGATTTCTTGCTGCGCGCACTGCGATACAGTGCGGACAGTGCGCGTGCAACATAATTTGCGCCGAAGTGCTGCATTTTTAACGTGACTGCAACCTCACGTTTTTCTGATTTTGTCATTGTGTGCCTCTACTTTATTGCATGGCGATGTTGCCATGCCTGTATTGTAAGGGATTCTTTTACACTGTCAACAACTATTTTCTAGGTGTTTACCCTTAGTCGGTGAAAATTGTAGGTACCTATCGTGGCGATTTGTAGGTACTGGCGTTTTTATGCGGTTCTCCAATGGGGGCGATTAAATGTGGGTCATATTGTCATTAATTTGATCTTAACTTATCTAAACCTTACATTTCATAATGTGAAATCTTACAATACTTACAATATGGGGTAGAGCGATTTGAAAATGGCTTTTTGGGTGCCCACATGACCTACCGCCCACAATCGCTGCATTTTGCGCGCTGCGCATTGGCGCATAGTTAACGCACGCTATGCGCTTGCATTGGCATGGCCCACATGGCCCACATCGATGGCCGGTGGCCGGTGGCCGGTATCGGACAACATGCAAATAGATTGGCATAGCCTACATGGCCCACATCCGCCAGGGAATATGCTTGCCAATCTGCTAACTATATGCTTGCCATTCTGACTAGCATTACCCTTGCCATTTTGCCTAGGAATTGCTTGCCATTTTGCGTAGGATTTCAGCCGAGGGGGGAGGGGTAGGGCCGAGCGATTGGGCCAACGTAAACGGAGGGGCCACAAACAAAATTTTTTTTAATATAAAATCCACGCACACGCCTCCCCGGCGCAGGAGAACAAATGTTCAAATCACTGCCGCTCACTGTCCGACACGTCCAAGCGACTGAATCGCGCTTACAGGCGATATACGACGCTGCCAAGCTGGGACTCAAAGGCGACACGCTGGCGCTAGCCTCTGGAATGCGGCCTGAAGAGTACCGTCACCTGTGCCAATTTGACCCACTGGCCGAGATGGCCGCGATCAAGGGCAAAGCAGACGGCGAGCGCGAGATGGCCGACATCCTGCACAAAGCCGCCCGCGAGGGCGACGCTAAGGCGGCGCTTGAGATTCTGAAGCATCAGCACGGCTGGGTCGCCAAGCAGTCCATCACGGTGGACATCGACCAGCGCATATCCATCACGCAAGCGTTGCAGGAAGCGGAGATGCGGGTTGTAGATGTAGTCGCCCACGAACTAGACTCAAATAATGCAGTCAACCAGATACAGCGCTGAAGACGAACAAGCTCTGATGGCGCGTCTATGGACGCCGCGCATCAAGGACAACCCGCTTAATTTCGTAGCGCTGGTATTCCCGTGGGGCGTCAAGGGCACGCCGCTAGAAAACTTTAAGGGGCCGCGCAAGTGGCAGCGCGAGGTGCTGCAAGACATCGCCGAGCATATTGAGGCGAACAAAGGCCAGTTGGACTACGCCGTGTTGCAATCGGCCATCTCGTCGGGGCGTGGTATTGGCAAGTCGGCCTTGGTCAGTTGGATCACGATCTGGATGCTGGCAACGCGCATCGGCTCGACGACGATCATCTCGGCCAACAGTGAATCCCAACTCAGAAGTATCACCTGGGCCGAGATCACCAAGTGGCTGGCGATGGCAATCAACTCGCACTGGTTTGAGGTTAGCGCGACCAGAGTCATGCCTGCCAAGTGGCTGACTGAACTGGTCGAGCGGGATTTGAAAAAGGGCACCAGGTACTGGGGCGTCGAGGGGCGGCTGTGGTCAGCGGAGAACCCCGACGCCTACGCGGGTGTGCATAACTACGACGGCGTGCTGGTGGTGTTCGACGAGGCAAGCGGTATCGACGACACGATCTGGGCGGTGACAGCAGGCTTCTTTACTGAGAACACGCCCAACCGCTTTTGGTTGGCGTTCTCTAACCCGCGCCGCAACACGGGGTACTTCTACGAGGCGTTCAATTCCAAGCGGGCGTTTTGGAAGACCAAGGTGGTAGATGCGCGCACGGTAGAAGGTACGGACAAACAGGTCTACGAGCGGATCATCCAAGAGTACGGGCCAGACTCCAGCCAGGCGCACGTCGAGGTCTACGGGATGTTCCCAAGCGCGGGCGACGACCAGTTCATCGGGTCGGACATAGTGGACGAGGCCATGAAGCGGGAACGGTACAAAGACCTGTCAGCGCCCATCGTCATTGGCGTCGATCCGGCGCGCTATGGCGCGGACGCCACGGTCATCGCCGTGCGCCAGGGACGGGATATTGTTAACATAACGCGGCACCGAGGCGACGACACGATGACGGTCGTGGGGTATGTGATCGACGCGATTGAAGAGTACAAGCCGACTTTGGTGGTGATTGACGAGGGCGGCTTGGGGGCTGGGATTGTGGACAGGCTCAAGGAGCAACGGTACAAGATTAAGGGTGTGAACTTTGGGAATAAGGCCAAAAACCCGATAATGTACGGAAATATGCGCGCCCAAATGTGGGGTGAAATGAGGGAATGGCTGAAATCTGCTAGTATCCCGACCGACAGGTTCTTGAAGACGGATTTAATTTCGCCTAAGATGAAGCCTGATTCACGTGGAACAATCTTCTTGGAGAGCAAGAAAGAAATGAAAGCACGGGGCTTGGCATCACCAGACGCAGCGGACGCTATATGCGTGACGTTTGCTTTTCCCGTGGCTCACCGCGAGTATACTGAGCCCAC